CATTATTACAAATTGGTCTTGGTGGTTATGTAGTTGGTAGATCAGCTGAATCTGTTGCAAGAACAATGGCAAACAAACCACAATCAAAAGAACAAGAAAACGGATAATGATTTTTAATTTAATTAAAAAATTTTCAGCTTGGTTAGATTATTGGATTTGGAGACAAGAATTAAAAAAAAGAATTAAAAGACAAAAAAATAATCTATGATGGACTTAAATACCTTACAATACATAAGGAATTACATCAAAAAACGCATAGAAGAAACAAAGCAAGATATTTGCTATGGTATAGACACTCTAGACAGACTCCACTATGCTAAAGGCAGGCTCAGCGCATTAGAGACGCTGCTTCAGGATCTTAAAGACCTGCAAAAAAAAGAGGAGAATGTCGATGACGATAATAGCACCCGAAAAGGAACTTATACTTCCTAAAAACGATGATACCGAAAACGAAGGTATCAAAATTCCAACAGACCCCAAAGGTATAAAAGACTACTTAGACAGTTTACCAAATCCAGTAGGATACAGAATGTTAATACGTCCTTATTCTGGAAAGAAAAAAACTGACGGTGGTATTTTATTATCTGAACAAACTCATGAAACTATTCAAATGACAACTGTCGTTGGATTAGTGATCAAAATGGGAAGTCTTTGTTATCAAGACAAAGATAAATTTCCAGATGGAGCATGGTGTAAAGAAGGAATGTTTGTAATGTACGGTAGATATGCTGGATCTCGATTCAGAACAAAATATGGTGAACATCGTATTTTAAATGATGATGAGATTATAGGTATAATTAAAAAGCCATCTGACATTAGCCATCTATACTAAGGAGAAAAACAAATGGTAGACGAAACAAAGAATCCAACCGTTGAACTTGATACTGATGACGTTAAAGAAACTAACGTAGAAGTAAAAGAAACAACTAATGATTCTGTAAAAAAAGCTGACTTAAATGTTGGCGAAGTTGATCTTGGTTATACTTCTCATACTAACAAAAAAGAGGAAAAAGCTCAAATTGTTGTTGAAGAAGAAGCAAAACAAGAACAACCTAAAGTTGAAACTAAACAAGAAAATGTAGATGATTTGTCAAATTTATCTGAAGGAGTTCAGAAAAGAATAGACAAGTTAACACGCAAATACAGAGAAGCTGAAAGAAGAGAACAAGCTGCTTTAGATTATGCAAAAGCTCTACAAAAAAAATACTCTGACTTTGAACAGAAATATGATTCTGGTGAAGAAATGTATTTGAAAGAATACGAAGCTAGAATTGATGCTCAAAGAGAACAAGTCAAAGTAAAATTAGCAGAAGCTTATCAATCTCAAGATGTAACTAAAATTACAGAAGCTCAAGATGAGCTTACTAAGCTTACAGTTGAGAAAGAAAAAGCAAGAATTAGAGTTGCTGATCGAGAAAATAGACTTAAACAGGTTAAGGAAAAACCTGTTGAAAAACTTGTTCAAAATGAACAAGTTGAACAAGCACCCCCAGCTCCAAGCGAAAAAGCTAGAGATTGGGCTCAAAAAAATACTTGGTTTGGTAATGATAAAATCATGACAAATGCAGCCTTTACGATCCATGAGGACCTAGTGGGTATGGGGATTGATGTAGAGAGCGATGAGTATTATAATGAGATAAACAAACGTATGAAGGAAACTTTTCCTCATAAATTTGTTCAAGAAACTAAAAAACCCGTCCAAACTGTTGCTTCCGCTGGAAGAAAACAAGAAGGACGCCGAACTGTGAGACTCACCAAATCACAAGTCGCTATTGCAAAAAAATTAGGGGTGCCACTAGAAGAATACGCTAAATACGTGAAGGAGGCAAATTAGTATGAGCGATAAAGAAAATAAAAGATCTTCACGCGCGTCCGAAGAAATAAAGGTTAATCGAAACAAACCTTGGACGCCACCATCATCTCTGGATGCACCACCTGCGCCAGACGGCTTTGTTCATAGATGGATCAGAGTCGAGTCAATGGGTTTTCAAGATACAGCGAATGTATCTAAGAAAATGAGAGAAGGTTGGGAATTTGTAAGAGCCGAGGAGATTAAAAATCGAATTGGTGAACACAGTTATCCAATTATCCATGACGGTAGATACGCAGGGTTGATCGGGGTTGCTGGCCTAGTGTTGGCTAGGATACCGGAAGAGATTGCAAGGTCTCGCGCAGAGTATTTCAAAGGAATTACTCGAGATAGATTAAACGCGATAGACAATGATCTCATGAAGGAACAACGACCGGAGATGCCTATTAATATTAATAGACAATCTCGCGTAACTTTTGGTGGTGGACGTAAGTCATAATTTTTTGACAAAAGTCGACCACTGTATAAAAACTAAAACTAGGAGAAAATAAACTATGGCAAACGTAATTGAAAAATATGGTTTAAAACCAGTTAGACAATTAAACGGAAGCCCATTTATTAATGCTCAAAACCGTTATAGAATTGCAGCAAACTATGGCACTGCGATTTACCAAGGAGATCTGGTTGTACCAGTGACAAGTGGTAATATCGAAAGAGCTACTGCTAACAACTCTACAGCGACAGTGGGTGTTTTTAATGGTTGTTTTTATACAGATCCAACAACTCAGAAGCCTACTTTCAGTAACTTCTATCCAGGAACTGTTAACGCTAGCGATATCATCGCTATGGTTATTGATGGTCCAGATACAGTTTATGAAGTAAAATCAAACGCTTCTTTTGCTGTTGCAGATTTGTTTAGAAACTATTCCGTAACAAATACAACAGGTAGTACAAAGACAGGTATATCTTACGTACAATTAGATGTAGCTACATCTGGTACTACAGGAACTTTTGCGGTACAAGCAATTGATATCACACAAGATCCATTTAACAGTGATTTAACCGTTTCGAATGTAGGAGTACTTGTTAGAATTAACAATCACTTCTATCGTCAAGGCGGCACAGGTCTATAATAGGAGAATAAAATATGGCTATATCACGTTCGCAGCTAGTCAAAGAACTAGAGCCAGGATTGAATGCACTATTCGGCCTGGAATATAACAGATACGACAATGAGCATGCGGAAATCTTCGCAACAGAAACTTCTGATCGAGCATTCGAAGAAGAAGTAATGTTGTCTGGTTTTGCAAGCGCAGCGGCTAAAAGTGAAGGTGCTCCAGTAGTGTTTGACGATGCTACAGAAGCGTATACTTCAAGATACACTCATAATACTTATGCATTAGCATTTGCTATTACTGAAGAGGCTATTGAAGATAACCTTTACGACAGACTTGCGTCTAGATACACAAGAGCATTAGCAAGATCTATGTCACAAACTAAACAACAGATTGCGGCAGACATTTTGAACAATGCTTTTAATTCTAGCTACACAGGTGGTGACGGAGTTGAATTATGTTCAACTGCTCACCCATTAGCTAATGGTGGAACTTTCAGAAATGAACTTTCTACTGCTGCTGATTTGTCAGAAACATCACTTGAGCAATCATTAATCGACATTGCTGCATTTGTAGACGAAAGAGGTTTAAAAGTTGCTCTACAAGGCGTTAAATTGATTATTCCAAAAGAATTACAATTTACTGCTGAGAGAATCTTAAAATCTCCTTTAACAACTACAGGTACATTCGCTAAGAACGATATCAATGCTATGTTAAATATGGGAATGATCCCAGAAGGTTACAGAGTTAACCATTTCTTAACAGACATTGATGCATTCTTTATCATGACGGACGCTCCAAATGGTTTAAAACACTTTGTAAGATCGCCAATTAAAACTGCGATTGAAGGTGATTTTGACACTGGAAACGTTAGATTCAAAGCTAGAGAAAGATACAGTTACGGCTGGTCAGACCCTAGAGGAATCTTCGGTTCTGCAGGAGCTTAAGAACTAATTAATATACTGGGGCGGTCTTTACGCCCCAGTATTTTTTAGATACAATAAGAATTATGGGTTTTAAATCAGATATACAAGCTACAAGAATTACAGCAGCTACATCTAATGTAGTCATTGCTCCATCAATAAGATTAAGAGGAATTATAGTTGCATCGTCAGGCGGTGGAACAGGAACTGTTGAATTAAAAACAGAAAGTGCTACGGGCACAACTTTATTTATTGCAGATGTTCCAGCGGGTGATGTAATTAATTTAAATTTTCCAGAAGATGGAATTATATTTCCACAAGGAATTTATGTTTCAACATTTACTAGCATTGCAGCAGTAACATTACTTACAGATAAATATTCGGGTCCAGGCCCAATGTATCAACCACAACCATAATATTTAAATGGCTGGATTTGGTTCTCAAAAAAGAGGGACAGGTAAAGCTGTTAAAAAGTTTTCATATGGTGGAACATCTATGTATGCTTCACAATATTTAACTTCACCTGCATATTCTGTAAATGAACAATTTGCACAACAATATAATCCACAAGGTTATACAAATTTAAAAATACAAGCTAAATCAGCATTACCAAAAGAAGAAAAAAAAGAAACTGAAAAAAAAGAAGAATTAGCTAAAGGTGGAATGCCACCAAGAAATAAAAAAAACTTTAGATCTACAAAATCTGGCGCTGGTATGACTCAAGCTGGTGTTAAAGCATATAGAAGAATGAATCCAGGTTCAAAATTATCAACAGCTGTTACAGAAGATAAACCAGGACCAAAAAGAGCTGCAAGAAGAAAATCATATTGTGCAAGATCTGCTGGACAAATGAAAATGTTTCCAAAAGCAGCAAAAGACCCTAATTCAAGATTAAGACAAGCAAGACGTAGATGGAAATGTTAGCTTGCAATGTCTTATTTAAATGCTAACATACCACCTATCTATTGTAAGATAAGAAGAGAATATTTATATGACTTACGAGAACATAAAGGCGAAACTGAAGACTGCGTGGTATTTGGTTTGGGGAGTATTAGCGGTCGTGCACTCTTGTTTCATGCGTTACTTAGCAATGGTGCAATCTATTGGAGACTTCCTATCTCTGCTTTTCTTCAAAGAGGAAGCGGCAATACTTTGCATCAACGAGAAGTGGAACA